CCATAGATATTCTAGCTTATTGCCACTAATTATTCGTGATATTGTTATTATTTATGTGTTCGTAATTCTCCACCTCCCAACCTTGCTTGCCCGACCTGCGGTCGGAAAGAGGTAAAGGGGTGAAGAGATAAAATGATTAAAATGCTGCAACAGGACGAACTCGATTCGAACTGCCAACCTTACCGTCGTTGTTCCGATAGCCATAGTCGAAACCCAGAAGCCACGCACGGTTGCCCGAATACTCAACACACGACCAGTAACCCGCCCGCTGCAAGAGTGATACAGACTGCCTCCCGGCATCCTTAATGCGCTGTAGGGCGAGATTGATGGTTTCGAAGTGCTGATGGATAAGCGCAAGATCTCCCATGGTCGGAAGCCACCAGTTATGTTTTCCTATCTGACAAATCTTACTGCCCTCAGTACGATTCGTCATATAGTTCCAGCAGTAAGCAACGCCATACGTTGCAGGGTCATCGTTCTTGTAGTAGCTGCTCGCCATGATGCCGGCAGTACGTGTTGAGCCATCGAAGGTATTTAAGTCTCCCGATGTCTGATACCCGACAGAACTGTTATTCTGCACGCTTCCCCATTTCATCGCATTCGATGGTTCGGTCAGAGCAATGCCCAGTCTGTAGCCACCATGCTGGATGACGATTGCATCAGCATCGCCAGATGAGATACCGATGCCCGTTGTCTGCCATGGCTCGATTCTTTTATACGAACCAATAATAGCGTTCTCGTCTCCGGTCTGAGTGCCCCATCCATCATTTTGCACCTTACCGATGTACACTCCATCCTGCAAGGGACGGAGATTCTGCTCCAAATAAGCCTTCATGCTAGCCGCTGAAGCATTGGTGATGGCTTGCCCGTTAGCGGACAGCCAATCGCTGATTTTTCTTGTCTTAATAGCCATAATATTATGTATTTAAAAGATATTTGTTACTTATTTTTCTCTTCTGCCGATACCGCATTGCTGATAGCGGCATTCACTGCGTCAATGAAGCAGGGAGCGGTAGTTCGCTCAACGAGTTCCTTGATGATTCTCGCTTCATCATCGGTGTACTCTGTGTCATCGTTGCCGTTCCACATTTTCACAGCAAGAGCCTGTCCTGCCAGCCCCAATCCTGCTCCCTGCGAGTAGATAATGTTTGCAATCTGCTTGCGTGCGTTAACTACCTGACACCGATTCTTGTCGAGTGTCATAAATACTTCGAGATGTTCTAACTTAACTTTCATATTAATTTTTGCTTTTATGATTATCTATCCAACCAATTCAAGTCATTTACTCCGCTCCAGAAGATACCACGACCGAAATAGGTTTTATCCTCCTGGCTAGGAATAAGTAATTCTGGGTTTATATATACAAGATTTATTGTTTCTCCACCATGAAGTTGATGCCATCCACCGACATCACTGAAATATATATCATTATTACGGTCATTGGCATTTATTGCCATCCAACGCTTACCAGTTCCTCCAGGTACAAACTCGTAATAATATGTAGCAATTGCTCTAAGAGGACTGAATACTACTATATCAATAGGACATCCGGACAAATTTTCATTAGGACTATACAATGGAATTTTGTATACGGTTTTATTGTCATAAGAAACACGCTCTAGAGGCACAGGTATTCTTTCGCTATCGTATCCGTCAGGATAAACTTGCATAACATCCCCAGATACTACTGCCAATGTACTCTGTCGATGCCCAAAGGCTGAACGACACCATACATTACTAGCATAGAAACGCCAACCCCTTTTCGCCGCAGAATTATATCCTTGATTATAAATATCTGCATCAAATGTTATACGTCCAGCACCATCAAAATATATTGAACCAGCGATTTTATTTCCATCAGAACTAACAGCAGTCAATCTGTAAAAAGAGCCTGTCACACTCTTCAGTTCTCCTGCGAATATACCCTTATACGCATATATATAACCATCTTTCGTTACTCTGAATGGCGCATCCTTTGCCAATGCTGCACCAAGCCAAAGCGGACACTTATCACTACCTACTACAGCATCGGCTTTATCGAAGTTACCAAAATGGCCTATGATACTTGCACCTTCCGAACTCCTTGCATAAACATGGTTCACATTGATAGTCTCTGCATTAATAAGGCTAGCATTGAGCTTGCCATCTTGGGCAAAGAGAGCAACTTCATCTTTATTGTATATAGTTACCTTATCGCCCTTAATAGCAACTTGATTTCCGTTAATAACAATACCAGCCGCCGTCATGTCCTTAACCAACTGAGTAAAGTTCCCGATAGGCGTACTCTCATTCGTTGCAGTAATGAGACGAACAATCTCCGTCTCACTAGCTGTTTTTGGCTTTCTGCCTACCTTTACAACACCTTGCGCACTATGTCCAGCCATAGTATACCTCCTTTCTTTTTATACGTTAGCGTCAATTATCTCAACTGCCTTTCTAGCAATTTCCTTTGCGTGGATGCGCCACTCTTGCATCGCCTTATACTCTACAATATACTCCTCACGCTTGCTATCATCCAAGGAAATTGATGCCACGTCACTATTCTGAGCCAACTCGAAGTTAAGACGAATAGCATCCATCTTGTCTGAAGGGTACTTGTCTTCGATGATTGCAGACGCGATTGCATCATAGCTACGGATGCCGCCACGAAGCTCGATGTATTCGGCACTATACGCATTATCACCAACAACTACATTACCTTCACTATCCTTCTTAGGCTCGGACTTCACGTAGTCGTAAGTAACACGCATCCAATCACTACTAACCATAACTGAAACGTTCTCCTTTGGAGCTTCGCCAACCAAATCAAAATATGTTTTCATATCTGTCTTTATTTTTAATGTTTAACAATCCTGTTTAATCCAAGTCGTAAGTAAAGTTACCACCACGAAGGAAGACTATAGATGCGAAAGTTTCCAATGGGTAGATGTTTTGTCGCCTTCCCAAATTAAGTTTTTCAATGATGCGCTTGCTTGTAGTACAGAACTTATATTTCTCACTATTAGCATCATCCTTGAAAGAAAACATCACCCAACAGCGACCACTCTTATTGGCTATCGTCACATTATCCTCGAAATCGTGAATGATTATCGGTACATGTGTCTGTGCCAACTCTGCAAGTTTCTTTTCCTGTACGTCAAAGACACGCTTACCATCTTTATCCACATTTACTTGACTTGTAGTAATTCCATGTTCTTTAAAACTCATGTCATTCTCCTTTAATATCGTATTCCATAAATTCGTACATTTTCCCCATTTAGCTATTCCCCAATAGGAAGCATACAACTCTTTCCTTCTTTTGCGGCTCTTTACTCCATGAAAGCTTTTCACCATGTTGAGTTTAGTACGCTTACGCATTCTCATGTTTTTACGGGAAAATACATATCCCACAAAGTCGATGCTGCGACCATCTATCAGCTTACTCTCATCCATTAATGGTGCAATATAGCTGCTACATTTCACGACCATTCCCATACGACTAAGAATATCATCAAAGCACCTCAATAACTCATTGGCTTCTTCCTTGGTTCTAACCATCGCAACTATATCATCGCAATGCCTATGATAAAACTCTATGTGCAATTTCTGCTTGGCATATCTGTCAACTTCCGAAAGTACGAGATTGCCGATTATCTGATTGATGCAGTTACCTAGTGTTATACCCCGTTCTTCACCTACATAAGCAAGTGGAGTATTCGAAGTCCAAGGACACGTTGCACGTTTCTTGGCATCTTCTTCCAGCAACAAAGGCTCAATATCCGATTCATAGTCTAAAACCGTCTTCTCTATTAGTTCTAAGAATAGGTCATCATCAATGTACCTTCTCAACGCATTCATTACAACCTTGTGAGGCAAAGACGAATAGAACTTCCTTATATCTAGCTTTACTACGTAATGAAGATTAGAATGCTTACGCAATAGCTGTTGGGTTCTCAAAGCTGCGAATACTTGACCCTTACCCTTTCTTCCTGCCGAAGAATCGTATATCAGAATCTTCTCAACTATAGGCTCGAACACTACCTTAATGGCATGATAGAGGATATTCCAAGGCATGAAGTGTTGTGGATATATCACTCTGTCCTTATCCTTTGCGTGAAGAACCCTAGGACGATAAGGCTTCGTAGGATATTCTCGCAAAATTATCATACTTTGAATCTTTTCGAGATTTGCAGTCTCATTTTTAAGAAACTGCTTCACGTACCAAGCTTCCTTATCTTTTACCACACTTGTTGCATCATTCGCACCTTGCAATAAAGTTTCCATCTTTATCACCTTGTCAATAAGATGCCTTGCTTTCTTTGTCATTATTTCAAAGAGTCGCTTATTTTTCCTCGCCCTAGGCTTTTCTCCATACTGGCTGCATGGCTACATCACCTAGCTTGTCTGTAATTTAATACTGACCTTTCTGCGTATATGTTTTGGCAGTCAACTAAAGACCGCCAAGGTTCACAAAACTCAATCGAAAATGGTTTCTCTCTATAGGAGAGACTACTTTTCTGCCTTGATTGATTTTATAAGTTAGACGAGCCCCGTAATTCGTCCTGCGGTTATCGAAAGCGTTATTCGAATTGACGCAACCGAGACCGCTGTGCGACTGGTTGTTGGAATTGCCACCCCAGATACAGAGCTTATGTTTCGTTCCACCTTTTATGCGAGTTGTTTGCGAATTTATGTGAATGTTAATAATTTAATTATTTAACTCTTATGCTCGCTCGCTACGGCTCGCTCGGTTTTTAATTGCCTTTCTTGCCATAGCTTGCTTGCGTTTTTTGGTGCTGCTGACCCTAAAGGTCAGCTCCGTTTACGATTTTCGGTAATGCGCCATAATAAGCGAGACGAGCCCCGTAAGACGCCCAGCGGACATCGAAAGCGTCATTCGAAGCGACGCAACCGAGACCGCAGCGCGACAGGTAGTAGGAAGTGCCACCCCAGATACAGAGCTGTCCTACAGGATTACTAGTGCTGTCGTAGCACCAAAACTTGTCGCCCCAACGACTACCAGAGCCGCCGCCACCTTGTGAAGGTATGAGGTCGAAATGTTCGCCAATTACCATCTTTGCTATCCACGTTTCCGAACTTTCTAATCGTTGAATTGTGCGATATGTTCCCGTAGGATGGCTGATAAGCTCTGCATCGGTCGGCAGTCGATTACCTTCGTAGATAAACGCCTCTAGTCCTGTCTGTCCTGAGTTGTTTACGTTTCCGAAATAGATGCCTTGTCTCATTTCCCATTGCCAATTATACCAATCCTCGACACCAAAGAAAGATACACGACAAGCATTCGGTGCATTAGTTAACGTGATAGGTATCTTACCGCAACTATCTCCAAGTGATATTGTTGCACCCGTCTTCAACTGAGAAGCTTCACCCCAGTTGTCTGCCCATTCACCTTCACCGCCAACACCATTTCCGATATTAGCTTGTACGTTAGGATTGCCATACTCGGATAGGTTTGTCATCATTCCCCATTGACCATGCTCGTAGCAAGTGATACCATAATCCTTACCATTGTTTCTAGCGAGATTCCAGAAATCACGGATAGTTCTGCTTCCTGATGTATCAATGTTCTTACCGCTACGAGAATGAAGAGCATTACCAGCAACACTACCCATGTATGCACCAATCATCGGATGCTCGATATAATAGCCACCAATAGGATATTGTGACTGCCATACAACATTGCATCCCATTGATGCATCATACTTAACGACAAAATAAAGGCGTGGAGCTACTACGAACACATCACCTTTCGTTTCGTCAACGGTCGTACCATCCGCAAAAATCGAACTATTGATTGTGGATAACTTAGCCATCTTCTCACCTCCTGTCTTCACAAGATAGCGACCGATAGACCTTTTGTACTCTTTCCATAAGGATAGGTTGCCTATTCTACCCCAATTCTGACTATCTTCATCTTGTTTGATAGGTATTCCCCACGCTATCAATGCCAAGTCAAGTTGGTTAGTCTGAATAGAGTTAGCTAAATCAGACAGCTTGATACGTCTGAGCGAACCGCCAACCTCTATCAATAAGGTATCACCCTTAACCATTGATGATACCGCTGCTACTGTTGCAAGATTTTTCATATTTTGCTATTTTTATGTTACTAAATCAGTTACCAATTAAGTATTCTCCATTCTCATCAACGAGAGGTTCAGAACCATCAGAGAAGAAGTCGAAGCTCGGCTTGTATTCAGCATCACATCTTATCTCCAACTCATCATCAGCAGTTTCGCCTAAACCAGTATCAGAGATATTGAAGATTGCCGTATCGCCCTCTTGCCATTGCCTTGTAGTTGTAGCACCAGCATTCTCGGCAATAGTGCTCCAGTTCAGTTTGAGGACGTTGGCAGGGCATTCCACGATGTTACCCTCTGAATTAACTAGAGCAATCTGCTGTCGGTTGTCAACTCCAGGAGATATGTCTACGTTCTGTCCTGCCGATACGCTATACTTCGGATAGGTTCGGGAGACAGATATTTGCTTGTTACATACTTCCGTATCGCCTACATAAGCCTTGATAACGTATGATGCCGAATCAATAAGTCTTAGGTCGAGCGTGATATAGTTATTACTAATTGCTACCACCTCATTCATTCCTACGCTTATCTGTGTCATCGAAGAACCGCTCATCTTGTAGAGCTTGATAGTGTAGCCAGAAGTAATACTCTTTGCTCCCTTGTAGATGTGGAGAGGAATCTTTCTCAGATAAGCCTTTTCGTCAATGCAAGCGTTCCTTACAGCATCAGATGCCGCTATCATTCCATGAGCCACCTTGTAGTCGTACAGAAGCAGTCTGTCTGTCATTGGGTTGTAGATGATAGTCTCATCATCATCAATAGCCATTGAATAGGCATCATCGCTCTTTGCAACCGTGTTCAGAACTACCTCATCTGTAAGGATAGGAACATTGATTTTGGTTCGATAGTCAACGATGTCAGCCTTGAACCTCAGAGCAAATCGTTCTGTTACTGCTACATTACGGAATATGGTAAGGTCTCCACGTGTAGCACCATCCTGATTAATTGAGTAATCCGATACAGCCCATACATTGCTTATATCCTCTCCGTTGACAAGCCACACCATGTTGGCAAGTACCGCATTTGCTTGCTGATACTTCCACGTTCCATCGCTTGCGTAAGCTGTGATTTCTGGGTGCAGAACACAAGGTGTGTTGGCTCGGTTCGGCTCAAAGCTGCTGTTAGCCACGTTCCACACTTGCGTTGTAGGAGAGCCGCCCGACACACATACGATTGATTTTGCCGTATTGAGAGGTGCAAAAGACCTTCTTATTCTTACTGCGTTGTTTGTTGCCATAATTGTTTCCTCCTATTTTACCAGGTTGCCGTAAAAATAACATAAGCATCATGCTCTGTACCGCCATAGTCGCTCTCAGATTTTGCGATTGTGATAACGTTAGAATTTACTTCCTTGATAGGCTCATTATTGTCCTTGTAGGCTTTAGCGTTCCACGAAACATTTGCTGGATTTACGATTGCATTCGTTCTTGTGTTCTTGATACGTCCTGTTATCGTTGCAGCCTTATCGCCTATGAGATTTGATACTTCCCCGACAATTACGTATTCGTCTGCGTTATCGGTCATCACCTTACCAGCTCTGAAACAAGAATTCTGAGCATCCTTGTGATAGAACTCGCAAGTAATGAGGGTAGAACCGTTCACCATATCACGAGTAACCGTGAGGGTCTTATCACTTCCAAGTACTTTACCTGCCGAGTTCTTCCACTTAACAGAGAAGTCGGTAAGTTCCGTGGTGGATAGCCACAATCTTGCAGAAAGTGTAGCCGTATTCTCATTCGGCGCATCTGTCAGTATTGAGCGGTTAGCCGTTATCCATCCCATATATGAGTTGTTACCCATTGGCTGAATGAGAATTGTAACGAAGCCGCTAACGTCCTGAGTGCTGCTGTCACCAATCTTTGCCGTACCGCTATATGTGAGAGTATCAGAACTTGTAGAGCTGCTTGATGCAAGGTTCTTGAATATCTTCAATCTTCCGTTTGCATCCCTACCGAACTTGCCATCTCCTGTAAGCTGAAACGTACCGCTCGTACTTCCGCTAAACACAAGCAGAGTATCACCATACTTCCAATGATGGTTGCTGAGAGATACAATATTGCCTTTCGCACTCTTAACCACAGGAGTAAGGATAGGTCGAGCCGCATCGTCAGTCTCCCAGTTAGGGAATGGTGTAGCGTTGTCACTGTTGGCATCCACGCCTTGAAATAGAGGCTGTGTACTCTCTATTGAGATTGACAAAGAATCGTTGTTACGAACTCTTCGTACAGGTATACAACCTTGTGCTGAGTAATTAGTACCTGCCATCTTTATTCCTCCGTATTTTTAAATTGTTCCAACTCTTGATCGGTCATAGCCTTGCCACCGATATTCTTAACACGCTCATCCAAGGTATCACCTTGAATATTGTTGCTCATCAGGATTTCCTTCTCATTGAGTATCATCTTGCCGTGAGCAGTTATGTGGGTATGCAGGTTGAATCCGAGACCCAACGCCTGCACCTTGTCTAATATTACATACATCATACGCTTATTGTTCCTTTTGCTAGTTCAACTTTATTTCCCCAAAAAGCAGTGATGGTGAAGATACAGCTAGTAGAATCACCTATATCATCTTCTTCATCCGTCCACGCAATATCTATCGTTCCATCAAAGTTCTTGACCTTATCCTTATTCTGCCAAGCCGCATCATTGACAGCATCACCACTATCACGCACAATGTTCCACGATGTAACTTGGGCTGTCATATCCTCAAAACCACGTATCACGGAACATTCTACATGATTTGTCTCTCCCTTGTCTATCCATTCTCCTGTGCTCTGCGTGATATTGAGTGTAGCATCAAGAATGGCATTCTGCGCCTTCCAGAAATCATTACCCCTTGCAGGTTCACTCGTTACATTTGTTCCTTCGGGTGCAACACAAAGCCATGTTGTGCCGTTATGTGTCACTTGGTCGTAGTACGTGTAGGTATCTCCTTGTTTCCAATCGCCACGATAGTTTATGGTCTTAACAATACTTCCGTCTACGTTAACTTGCTCGTAGTACTTAGTATAGAACCGCACCTTCTTCGGGCTTATCTCGTAGACTAAATTGTTATCACCGAGTGTATAGCTATGTACGTTGGTATAGCCTACTTCTCTAGGAGCGTTGTCACCATAGGTTTCTTTGATAACGAAACTCATTCTGTTTGTGTTCGTTCTGTTACCCATGAGAACAATAGTGTCTCCAGCAGCAGGGTTATCGCTACCTTCTGCTTTATCAGTAGCAGAGATAACTATCCATGAGAATTTCTTTCCGTCATAGAGGATATTATTGTTTGCATCCCTTATCTCCTCATTATCCGTAGACACATCAGTAATCCTGCGCCAATAGAACTTGTTCGATACATTCTCATATACGCCAGCCTTAATGTTAAAGGTCTCACATCGAACTTGGTCATCAACCTCAAACATATTCGTGGTAGCGGTGGTACCATCATCTGCTAACAGGTAGCACTTCCAACCAGTCAGTTCATTTGTGGTCTCGTTGTAAATCTCTCTTACCTCAAATATCTTTCCTGCAGAAGGAGAGAAGACAAGGTTGCCGCCTACATAGGTCAGCTCACGGATGGTGAGGTTATTGAAGTATGCCTTGCCCCATACAGATAAGTCAGTAACATTCAGTCCGTACTTTCCATCCTTGCGCTTGTAAAATCCGAAACCCGACTGCATGGCATCATCGTAATCAGCAGAGTTTAAGATGTTGATTGTTACGTTTCCGTTTGCATCAATGCTGTATGTGTTGTTATTGCCTATGAGGATGCCCTGCAAGAACTTCTGCACCTTTTCCCAAGTGATTGTGCCCTTTACGGTGTCGTCCTTTGTCTTGTTTAATCTTTGTTCATCAACAGCTTTTGCTGAAAATACATTATAATCCGTAGGAGTTATGCTATCATAACTCTTAATGATGTAAATCGACCTTCCGCTTCCGCCATTACCATTAAGATAACTCTGTCCATTATAGACAAGTTCCTCTATCTTTGACTCCATTGCATTGAGGCGGGAATACGAAGGCTTTTCTCCAACATAATACTTCGCACCATCAAAAGGAATATCAAGGCTGAATTCATATCCAATAACTCTTGAAGACCTATAACTGTCATCATAACCTTTATTGTAAAGGTTAACCCTGTCTCCTACCCCATGCAAGTTGCCACGACCTTGATTGAATGAATAATTAGCCTCAGCGGTACATGTATATGTCGTAGGGTCTATTATTGACTTCTTCAAATTCTTAATAGAATCCGTCAGCAACTCATTGGAAGCAGCAGATACCAAAGCATCGCCCAATTTGGTAGAATCCCAATTATAGAGAACAAAAGTATCTCCGTCCTTTGGATGCAAAGTTGTGTCCGGCAAAAAACGACCATAATCCTCATTAGCAACAATCTCAAATACCTGCGACTTAGGATTTATCTGTTCTTTTCCATCTTTCAATATCGGATTACCATCATCGTCCTTAAGTATTTCAGAAACTCCATCTGGATTAAACTCACATTCGAAGTCCATACCATTAAGAGAACCGCTTTGGAATACTATATGTAAGTTCTTGCCACTAAGAATATACGCCTTTCGGAAAGCCATATCACCTGTTTTTTCGCCATCATCATTGACAATAGTAAGCGAATTTACACGATAGAAAGTCCGTTTGATGTAATCACCCTCTTCGGGTGTACTTTCATCCTCTACATCTTTTTCGTATGATGTCACATTAGACGTTTTGATAAGATTTCTTGGATAAATATCATCATTTGTTGTTACTCCCTCTACGTACTGGTCTTCATGGAGTCCACCGACTTGTATATATCCGTTTTTCAGCTCAAAGCCATTCTCTGCTAACAATTGCTTGTTTTTGTCAGAGCATTCTGCTGAAGTAGGAAGCATAAGACGTTTTTCTACGACACCATCTTTTGTTATGTCCGCATCGGCATCATTCTTATATCCACTAGGCAAGTTCCTTGCAGCTCCAAAAGCATATACCCTGTTTGCATAAGTGGACTGGCTTTGTGAACTTGACATAGAAACGATGTTGTCGTTTAGTCTGAAATCAACAATCGCATTTGTATTCTCGCAAGTACCAAAATGTAGAATATTGCCTTCAAACCACCATTCACATTCAAACGTCTGAGCAATATTTGCAATAGCATCCAACACACTTGTGTTTGAGTAGGTTATAAGCTTTGCAGCATTTGCATCTACGCTCGCATCAATAACATAAGTATAGTCCGTTCCTTCGCCTTCAAATTTAGGGTCGTAAAGATAAGACTTGTCTAACTTCGCATAATAAGCTAGACTTTTCATAATCACCTCTACATGGGTACTTATTGTTGAAGTAAGAGAGAATGTCGCTTCTTGTGAACCTGTATTCGGACGATACTTCAATATCTTGTTCTTGAACTTACGATAATATGCATCAAATAGAATTTCATAGGAATATCCGATAGTATCATTATCTTTGGCCTTAGTTAAATCTATCAGTTCAAATCGACCATATGGCGTATCTATAAAATCACCAAGCAAGAAATATATCGGCTTAGAAAGCTTAAAGGAAAGCTTACAATAATGAGACTGCATCAGTTCATAATGAACCAATGCGTCCTGTGTGACGGGAGCAGAACATCTTACCTGTATGTTTCCATCATTATCGTAATACTTTATGTCAATTTCATTATAAGTTTTCATAATTATTCTATATCTTCAAATTCTTTCAACGTAAACATATTTATATCAAAATCCGTCAATACTCCCCTGTTCGTTGGATTATATTCTATGAACTTCAAGCTTTTCTTGCCGATAGCCCCACCTTTCCCCCTTGAATAAGTAGGAGATTTTCTCGCACAATACAAACGGTATACATCATCTTTCGATTTTGGAACCTGTATCGTAACAAAGCCATTATCCATAAGCGAATCAAAGGCTTTTACCCTTTTATTATAGTCGCTATGGTCTCTGCCGACAATAACAAACTCCAAGGTAATGCTTCTTTCTGCCTTTTTGGGACGGATAGGAACAACCCTAGTTCCATGCTCTGTCCTTACTTCATTGGTTATATAACTTTTATTGTCTGCGTCAGCTTCCAACGCATCCAAAAAGCCATTCCCCATCTTAACCCGATAGGTAGTCCAAGCATCTTTTCCGTTTATAATAAGTTCATTCGTGTTCATGCCAACAAAGTTAAAAACAAAATGAGGAATAATATTATATTATTATCACAATGCTTTCACTTAAAATTTAAGTGCAAAAAGGGCGCAAATCCTAAAAGGAAATGCGCCCAAAAACAATAAGCATTTAAAATTATGAAGTTGTGTTTTCGTTTCCCTTTACCTTTGCAGCTAACGCTACTTTATCTTCTGCATCCTTGCGTATCTTTTCAATTTCTTCAGCAGGAGCGTCAGTTAGAGCCAGCATTTGTACAGCAGTCTCTAAAGAAAGTACGCCTTGATTATATAGTTCCGCTATTACTTTCCACTTATCCTTTTTGTCATCCTCGAAAGGTTCGGCAAAATCGAATTCGACCTCCAATTTATCCAACTTGCTTCTCATCTCAGGATATAGTTCCTTCATTACGGCTATAATCACATGCGATAATCTACCAACAAGTTCTTCATAGATTTCCATTCGGTTAGCTCGCTTGATGTAACCCAATACCAACGCTCGTTTTATGCCGACACTAGTAAGCGTACTCATAGCTTTCATCAGTTCCGGTGACATATCCGGTGTAAACGTATCAAACAATATAGACTGAGCCAAGTCTTCTTTCTCTGCCTTGCGGATTTCGGAATTCTGAGGTGGGTTGATATATTCAAACCTAGAGTTCTTGCTTGTAAGTTGTATGAGTTTACCTGGCTCGTTCCGCTTAGGGATTGATTGTATCACGTCAGCAGTTGCAGCGGCAATAGGGTCAGCAAAGTAGTTGTTAGTATCTCCTATCTTGGAATCAAGCATTTCTTCACGTTCCATTCTCGGTTCTGCTCCTTCCCATGCCTTTGGCTGACGAAAATAAATGCCATTAATTTTTCCTGTCGGATTAGGATACTTATACACTTTCCACCCAAAGCCACCACGTTCACAATGATAGTTAAAAACGGATGTCAATATATCCCAACATTCGATAGTCTTTGATTCTCGCTTTAAGGAATAGCCTACAGCAAAAGCAAGCATGTTTCCGTACTGGTCAAACAACTCTCTCATCTTATGTCCCTTTGAGCGAGCAGCAACATACACATCAACATGCATTTTTCCGTTTTTTTGCGAGAAATTAAAAACAAAACCGCTTTCGGTTTCTGCTCCGGCAAGTCGTTTACATTGACGTAGCTTGGTATTGAAGTATATATCCTTCAAGTATTTTTTATATAGTTCAAAGGCTTCATCGTCACCTTCAGTCTTCTTCCACATAACCGGATTGCCTAACAAGAAGAACAATTCTACCTCATTGATGTATCTTTGTCTTGTTCTTGCCAACTTCTCCGTCCTGTATGGCTTTTCTCCCTTTACCCATTTATCTTCACGGCTCATCACCTTATGGGTTTGTGGATTATATTCCGAAATGGCATTATCCACATCGAAATCATGTTGTTCCATCATATTTACGACAGAATCAACATCATTATCTTCCAAACGTTCGAAGATGCTTCTCTCCACACCCAATGCATTGAGCGTGAGGTTTCGAAAATATGTCTTTATCTGAATAATTGAATCTACAAACATCCTTATAACTTTTTGAAGCAAAGATAATAATAAACAGGGTTTCTACCTACCATATAGGGCAAACGCCTTTCACTTAGTTTTTAAGTGAATAAAAAAGACTATTTACTAAAGAATTTATCTTTATTTAGTAAACAATCTTTTTTATTTACACTTGACTTTTATCTACTCTTATAGATTACTTACACTAACAATCTAATAATTAGATACTTGTATTTTTATTACAAAAGTAATTATATTTGTCATTTAGTACACTCCTAAGTCTGATTTAGATGCTTTTCTTGGCTTCATCACTTTACCGAGCAATACGGCAAGAATATAATACCTAGCAGCATCTATCAAATGGTTATCATGGTCTTCGGGAACATTGATGTAATTACCATCCTTATCCTTTGACCACACATATTTACGGAACTCGCTCTGTAAATGGACTGATTGCTTAGTTGTGAAGATTTCGAATGTCTGCATCTTGTCAATACCAGCCAATATAGAGCCAGCACCCTTTTGTGCTCCATATATAACTATTCCACCAAGAGCTACCTCATCTATAAGCCTAGGGTCAGCACTATCCGCATACACAAACAAGCCATCATCCGCATAAGGGCGCAAGAATTTTATAATATCACTGGACAACATTTCCGTTCTATAGCAAAGTTCCTCTATGTATAGGCGTTTGTCTACGATGCCACACTTCACAATAGCAGTATAGTCTTTCGAATATCCCCAGTCTACTCCGATGGCTACTTTCCTTGCGTTGCTAGGGAACTTGTCAACGATGCCTACATGCTTGAATATTGCACCCTCAGATACGTCAGACCATCTACCTATCATTATATGAGCATATTTCTCCGGTTCATTCTCCTTCATCTCTAATACCTCGTTAAGGAACTCAGGTGAAAGATGCTTTATATTATCAAGATAGGTCGTATGTATATGAAGTACTCTAGGGTCTGTACTGATCTGGACGGGAACGCCATCAAAATACACCTCTTTATGTGTCTTTTCGATGAAACGCTTATATACCCAATGATTTGAATCACAAGGGTTCATAATGATTATTACTCGGTTGTGCAAGCCTTTCTGACGGATTGAAAGCATGATGCGCTCAAAATCCTCCTCACTCGTCCATTCCTCAGCCTCATCAACGACAAACGTAGTCACACCATGGATTGACTTTAACTTCGCAGTCTGATTACCACTAGCCGTATGAATACCACGGAACATGATTTCAGCTCCTGTCATTTTGTTGACTATATCTGTCTTAGTATTCTTAAAGTAATCCTGTGTACCATCAATCTCTATCTTCTCTTTAACCTCTGGAATTACGGAAATAGCGGCACTTACCATCGTATAACGTGTATAAAGAATCTTATGCGCTATCTTTCTTTCTGAATTGTATTCAAAAGTAAGTCTTTCGATAAACTGAGAAGCAGAGAAACTTTTTCCTGACGCACGGCTTCCTGTTATAAGGTAAATGAAATGCGTCTTGTCATTATATAACGGATAATAAACGGAATGTGTTTTTGCCATTATTCACCCTCCCCTTGCTCTTCTGCTTCCTGCTCAATCTCTCTTTCTATCCACTTGTTGACGGATATACCTTTCTTAGGGTCAAAAGGAATGCCCTTTTCCTCTTCATCCTTCTTACCTCTCTGTATCTCTCTCCAAGTCATATCGTAATGGAATAACCAAGTAGAAAGGGCTTGTACGTTAGGTGGGGTCTCCTGCTCGGTTTCTCTAGTTTCCACTACTATATCATCTGTCATAACTCCATCTACAACCATATGTCTTTTGGTGGTTGTCTTGCCTTTTACCTTGACACCTCCAAGGGCGCATTTAAGGAATCTTCCACGCACGATTGCATTGATAAACTCTCTGCCACGCACGAGGGATTGAGTTATCCTTTCGCCTCTTTCCGCATTTTCGTCTTCATTCCAATTCTCGTATTTTCCGTTTTTCATTCGGTTGAAGACCTGTGGATTTAGGTCAACCCCAAACTTCAAACCAAGGGCGTAGGCAATTTCAGAATCCTTCTGACCTTGCTTTGCAAGCTGTTCTATCTCATCGTAGAAAGCATCGCCATTGTAATCAAATTTCGGTTTTGCCATTTTCTTGTATTTATTATTGTTTCGCTATATATTGGGCAGATGGGATTTATACCTTGCCTCTAATTTTGTTATACATATAGAAAGGAACGGCTAGTAAGAACATTGGTATTGCCAATATCATAGTTATAGCCAAGTTCGCAATCTTCATTAATCTTTTTCCGTTTGCCTTCATAATCTTTCGATATTTATGAGTTGACCAATTGTCCTACCTTGTTTGTCAAAGGAGTAAAGAGACACGACACCCACATATTGAATGCGTTCTTTCTCCTCTTGCCAAGAAACATAGAAACAATCATAAATGGAATGAGCATACCTATTGTTATTGCCGCTATTATGTACCCTAGTAATATTCTTATAATCTTTTTCATTGCTTATTCGTTTATATTCGTTTTGCTACTTTCATAAGCATTTCTCCCTTTATTACCTTATCGGTTTCGATAAAGCCAAAGGTGCTCATAAAGCGTTCCTTGTTCTCGATGTTATCAAAGGATAGCATGACGTAAGACTCGGCTTCTAATGCCTTTTCCGCTGCCTTGGTGTTTACTTCTTTCTTCACCTGCTGCATACGTTCCTTATTCGCTTGGTATTGAGCCTCTTGCTGCTGATTGGCTATAATTTGATTTTGTTCTATCTGTCGTCTCTGCTCTTCTTGCACTTCCTTTGGTGCTTGTACTTTTCTGTTTTCGCTTTCTTGGGCAAATGGGTCTAGTAAGGAATTAAGTTCTTTACCTAACTCATCTTCGCCTTCAGTCTTTACCATTGCATCATAGCCGAACAGGGATAAGTCTTCTTCCGTTAATCCGGCATCCATATAGTTTATGTCCGGAAGTAACTCACGGACTTTCATGTCATCCCATTCTCCATGAGCATTCTCGGAATTAA